CTGTCGGGCGGATCATCAATGGTTCGTTGTTCACCAAGGAAATCTACACCAACGAGAAGGGGCAGGAGGGAACCCCCAGCTACAAGCTGGAGATGGCTTTCGAGCCTGATGCGCTGGAGGACCTGGAGGATGCCATCGTCCAGTGCGCCATCGATGAGTGGGGCGACGACGCCGACGACGATTACGATAACGGCGATATCCGTAGCCCCATTCACGATGGGGATGAGCTTGCCAAGAAGCGCGAGAAGAAGGGCAAGTCGGGCGATGCCTATGCTGGTATGGAAATCATTCGTGCCAGCACCATCTACAACGCTCACGGCGAAGATGCCCCCGGTGGTATCTACGTGGCCGACGCTGCTGCTGAGCAGTTGACGTTCGATGAGCGTGGTAAGGTCTACAACGGCAGCTATGGCATCGCTATCGTGACCCCCAGTGCCTACGAGATCAGCGGCAACCGTGGCGTCACGTTGTACCTCCAGGCTTACCAGTTCGCCAAGGACGGCGAGCCTCTGCGTGGCGTCAACGCTGGCGCTTCGATGTTCACCTCTCAGGTGAGCGACAAGAGCGAGGGCAAAGGTCGCCGCAAGCGCAAAAGTAAGTAGGTTTCTACGAGAGGGATCATGGGTTTACCCACTCTCATGTTGAAGTCTCGTAGGGAAGCTAGGGGTGTGTTCTCGCGGGCGCACCCCTAGTGCTTTTTTGAGGAGGGAAATATGAAGATCATCGTTGGCCAACCACCTAACTACGAAGAGATCGTCAAGGCGATCCCCAGCGTCAAGAAGTTCAGCGTTATCTATGCCTGGGGTGACCGTATGTATGCCCCCACCACCAAGACCGTTCCCAAGCATCTCATCGCCCATGAGAGCGTCCACATGGCTCGCCAGAGGGCTTTCGTGATCGCGCTGTACGAGACGCAGTGGGAGAGCATCACCGAAGCCAGTCGCGAGGAGGGCATCGACGCTTGGTGGAACTGCTATCTCAACGATATGAAGTTCCGCTTCGATGAGGAGCTTCCCGCGCACCAGGGCGAGTACCTTTGGTTCCTTCAGAATGGGGCGCATCGACCGGAGCGGCGGCGAGCGCTGTCTGAGATTTCTCGTCGTCTGGCTGGGCCACTCTATGGTCGTCTCATCACCAAGGGCGCAGCCAGGGAGCTGATGGAGATCGTTCACGGCTGGCGGGATCACGTGATCCCAAAGGAGGTGGAGGTATGAGGTTTATCTTAAACGAGGCGGGTCAGGGAAATGACATTCTCATGCTACGGACAGCCAGAAGTATCTGGTACAAGCTTCGGGACGGAGAGATGGCGGTTGGCGACGTAGGAGTGCTAAGGTGGGACGACGGGTCAGATTACACCTATCGCATAAACAAGAGCAGTATATCTGTCTGGTCTACGAGTAAGTCATGACTATCGTCCTCGATTTCGAAACCCGCAGCGAAGCTGACCTAACTAAGGTTGGCGCTTGGTCCTACTCCGAACACCCCAGCACTGAAATCATCTGCGCTAGTTGGGCGGTGGACGATGGGAAGATCGATCACTGGGTGAACCCTGACATAGGCAGAGTGCCGGGGGTGCGATCTAAGTTCCCTATAGATGACTGGGCTTACATGGGCTACCCAGGACAGATCAGCCACATCGAAGCCCACAACGCAGCCTTCGAAGTTTCGATCTGGGAGAACATAGGGGTCAAGCGCCTGGGGTGGCCTGAGATACCCCTCGACCGCTGGAGGGACAGTATGGCTCTGGCATCCTACTATGCCCTCCCTGCCGCCCTGGACAAGCTCTGTCGCCCCCTTGGGCTTCCCGGCAAGGACCCGGAGGGTGGGCGGCTCATCACCAAGTACAGCAAACTCCACCTCCCCACCTCCAAATCTGAGATACCACCAGAGGACTTGGCCAAGTTCGTGGCCTACTGCGATAACGATGTCGAGTTAGAGCGTAAGGTGGGGAACATCCTGGGCGAGCTTCCTGAGGATGAAGAGAAGATTTGGCTCCACGATTTTATGGTCGCTCACCGTGGGCTACGGCTGGATCGATCTGGGATCGTGGGCGCTCGACGCATCGTGGATGACAGGGCGGCGGACCTGGAAGCTGAGTTCAAGGAGCTGACGGGGCTGAAGCCAGGGCAGCGGGATAAGGTGCTAGCCTGGTTAGCTGAGCGTGGCCTGGAGATGGAGAACCTACAGAAGGATACGATAGATGATCTCCTCGACGGCTTAGATAGTCCGAAGGGGGATGTGAGGAAGGCGCTTAGTATCCGTCGCCGCCATGCCCGAGCCAGTACCAAGAAAATGGATGCCATGCTTCGTCATTGCGGCAATGATGGGCGAGCGCGGTGGCAAACTAGGTATCACGGTGCGGCCACAGGCAGGAATACGGGGTCTGGGTTTCAGCCTCTCAATCTCAGCCGTGGGGAGGGAGTGGACCCTGATCAGATGGTGCGAGACATCAACGTGGGGAGCGCTAAGTGGCTCGACTGTCTCTACGGTGATGCCATGGAAGCGGTGGGTAATGCCAGCCGTCACTGGATCACAGCTTCGAGGGGCAACCGTATCATCGCTGGGGATTTCGCCAGCATTGAAGCTGTCGTTCTCGCCTTCGTAGCTGGTGAGAAGTGGAAGATGCAAGCGTTCCTCGACGGCGAACCTATCTACGAACTCATGGGAGATGAAATCCATGGACTACCCCCTGGAACAGTCACTAAGAAAACTCATCCTTTTGAACGTCAGGACGGGAAAACGGGAGAGCTTGCTTTCGGTTATCAAGGCGCGCTTGGCGCGTGGCGAAATTTTGATGACAGCGACCGACACACAGATGAGAGGGTTATCGAAATCTGCCGAGCCTGGAGGGGCAAGCATGACGCTACCACCTCCCTCTGGCCAGCAATGGATGACGCTGCGCTCGACGCCACGCGATATCCCGACCAGGAATTCGAAGCCATAGAGGGTATCTCATTCGAGAGAGTAGACGGCTGGCTGACGATGGTCCTCCCTGATGGCAAGCGCCTTTGGTATTGGGCTCCTGAGATACGCATGACCATGCCCCAGTGGCACAAGATCGATGAGCGTGAGGATTGTGCCTCTGGAGATTGCGATTGTAGCCCCAGGCCACAGCTTACTTATATGTCACAGAAGGAGGGACGGTGGCAGCGGACTTATACCTACGGTGGGAAGCTGACGGAGAACGCTGTCCAGGCTATCTCTCGTCAGATATTGAAGCCCGCTGAGTTAGCCGCTGAAGCCGCTGGCTATCCTGTGATCCTCTCCGTCTATGATGAGGTGGTCTGTGACGTACCTGAGGACTTCGGCTCCGCTAAAGAGTTCACACAGATTATGGAATATTATTCTGGGGATTGGTATAGGGGTTGGCCAATCCGTGCTGAGGTATGGGAGGGGGAGAGGTATCGCAAATGACCTGGGAAAAATTACTTGAGCTACCTGAAGGATGGCTGGGAACTCTCGTTGAGGGAAGAATAATCGTCACCCACCCTAACCATCCTCCTAGGGTGCTGCCTGTATCAGAGATTAAGTTTATGCCTTTCGAGGAGTGGCCTGAGTTGGAGATCGACCATGGGTAAGCTCAGCCGCGACAAAGGAAAGATTGGGGAGCGGGAGGTTGTCCAGCTTCTTAAGGATTGGGGCTGGAAGGCAAAGCGTGGTCAGCAATTCAGGGGCGGTCCTGACAGCCCTGATGTGATCCATAACATGGTGAACCTCGATCCCGCTGGAATAGAGATAGCTATTGAGGTTAAGTGGCGTCAACAGTTGAACCTTTATGATGCTCTCAAGAAGCTGACGGACGAGCAAAAGCCTGGGGAGCCAATCATCCCCACCGTGTTCCACCGCAAGGACAGGAAGGATTGGTTGGTCACGCTCGACGCCAACGACTTCCTTGAGATCGTTTACTGTATGCACCACTACAACGATATCTAACTGGGATCACGTGATCCCATGACCAGGAGAGAAAGATGGATGACAGTAAGACTAAGAAAGACGACGGCAAGGTTCCGATCTACACTGGATGTGTGGCCCGCTTCCCCTTGGCGCTGCGGGAGGTGGCTATAGTCTCCCAGGAGAACGCTGTAAAAAAGTACAACACTAGCCCTGGCGACATGGGCTACCTGGAGGTCGAGAATGGATGGGATCGATATTCGGATGCGCTACTTGGCCACATGATGGACGACGATCCGCAAGGTGGAAAGCGCAATCCCAGCGACTACAACGTGTATCATGCGGCACAAGTGGCTTGGTGTGCGTTGGCTCGTCTGGAGATGATGATAAGGCGTTCAGGGGATGTGGCCAGTGTCCGCGACCCGTTTACGTTTGAGCATGAGGAGTGGGATGACCCTACCGACGAAGCGGCGGCGATGCAGAAGGCATTACTCTACAGCATACCCCGAAACGCAGCGCGCACTCCCGAGGATGAAGAGGATGGGAGGCGTCGCGTCATATACCCCGCACCGCCTAAAGAGGGTGAAGTGGGCTACGTCGCGCCAGGGCATGAAAGGCGGAACCCACCAGCTAAGCCGGGGACCGTCAGGTTCAGCGGCAGGGACGGGAACTAACCCTCTTTGATTTGCTCAGCAATACGATAAGCTCTCGCGCCGACCTGGGTGGCCCATTTACTATCAAGGGCTTCCTTGGCGGCGCGTTCGTATTCACCAGCCTCTAGAGCTGAAAGCATATTAATAAATTTTGACAAACGAGTGATGCCTAGGTTAAAGGCCATATTGGCTAGAGCGATCTGGCGGGCTTCTGTCATACCAGACCACCACGGCGCTACGTTATCCAACTCGTAGATGACACGTTCAATGTCGTTGGATAGGAGATACCTAATCTCATCTTGAGACAACCCAACGTCATCAAGGTTTCGCCCTACACCAATCGTCAGAAATCCTTCTGTATCAGTGTAGGGCTTTGTCTTGAGACCCTCGTCGCGGATCAGGTCAATAACCAGTTGTTCTTTAACCGTGGCCATTCATCTTTCCTTCAATGCGGGCAAGCCTGTCGGTTATCCGAGCTTCCATATCCTTGAGCGTCTTCTCGAACCGGCTCTGAGAGGTGTACTTTTCCGCCACCTCAATTTGATGTCTGGATAGTGAGGCCCCAATCTCATCGATACGTTTGTGTAGGTCGCCGGTTCTCCGCATCATAAAGCTAAGGATGAAGCCTGATACAGAGGCTCCCCCAGCCACCAACAACCAAAATGATAAATCCCCCAGCATGACCCTATCCTTTGTTCCGCTCTTTCATGATTTTTTCACCCGACCGGCCTAAAATATAGCCGCCCACGCCGACGTTGAGGAGCGCCCACATCCCAGGCGGAACCTCCAACGTGACAACCGTCACTTCGAAAGCGTTGAGGTATGGGGCGAGGATGTAGTTGTTGACGATGATCGCCATGAACGAAGTCATCAACAAGGGACGCCAATTACGCTGGAGCCAGCTATCCCCTTGAGCCTCAGCCTTGATGACGCTGGCGGCAGCTTTCTCCAAATCCGCAGAGTGTGAAACCATGGCCATACTGAGTTCGGCCTTGGCCTTATCCCGAGCCTCTGTATCAGGGAGAACGCTATCCAGAACCTTCCCAAGGATAGGGAGGGCGGCAGTAATAAGTGGTAGCATGGTTTTGCTCCTACGACTTCGGGTGTGCTGACTTAGTAGCAAGGATGCCACCAAGCATATCATCCACTTCTTGGATTAGGGCCTTACCCCCTAAGCGGTCTTGATTGAACTGTTTCCAGATCACATCAAGTTGGTCCCCTAATTCTGGGTATTTACGACGCCGTGCCTCCTCATAACCTATAGGAGGCTCAGCCGACCAGACAGCTATCTTCCCTTCAACAGTAGCATTGCCGCCCTCGTCCCATCGATGTTGAATATAATTATCGACTTCGCTAGGAAGCATTACCCTCTCGCAGATTTCACGTTGTTCTGCTGTCAGTGTGTAGCTCATCTCATCCTCCTTATGTGACTAAGACGCCACCAAAAAAGCTGTTGCCACTACCGGCGTGAACATCAGCGACTTTGGTCCCATTTGTTATTCTTATATACGTAGTAGCGGTATCTGATGTGTCCATATCTACGAAACCACCCATGCCGTAGATTATATGGCCAGCGGCTTGATCGGCCATACTCCAACAACCGTTGCGATAGCCTGAGACGGTTTGGTTACTTACAGTAATGCCCGAGATGATGCGGGTGTGACTGGATGTTAATCCACTCACTGATACCGTCGCAAACAAATAGTATTTTCCTGTTATGGGAGCCGTAAATGTTGTTGAAGAAAAACTTCCCCCAATATCAAAAACTTCAGATGCCCATACGATTGTATATACGGTGTCATCGCCAGTGACGTTTGATAAAGTTCCACTAGGGGTGACAAGGAATACTGGCTGGGTGCCGTTGGTCATTTCACCGCTTGCTGAAACGACAATATCATCATGGTTGGCAATACCCAAGCTACTCAGCGTAGGTGTACCTGCGTGAGTATCAATCATCTCCTTAGTACCAGCCACAGTTGGGTAAACCGTGTCATCAGTGCCAGTCACATTCTCAGCGCTAGTGGAGCGCTCCACAAGCCCCTCAGCCGAAGTGGTGGCCGTAATGATACCCAAGGAAGCAATAGCGGTGGCACCGCTCTCCCAGGCCAAGGCCCCGGCGCCTGTGCCTACTAGGAATTCGCTGTCGGCAGCATTGGCGCCAAGGGTGTTCAGATCATCAAGTACATCACCTTGCGCCTGTGCGCTTATGTCAGTGCGAGCTGCCGCTGCGGTAGCGTGAGTATAGGCGATAACCCTAGTGGTGTTCGCTGCTTCCGAAATACACAACATCCTATCACCAGCCTGGGTAGTCTGGTTGGCCGCATGAGGCATGATCAGGGTAGCGCTGTGCGTCAATGTCAATGCGCCATCAAACTGGAGAGTGAAGAGGATGCCAGCGGCCACGGTGATTGAGGTAAAGCCTGTAGTACCAGTCACATCGAAGAGGTTGCCATCAGTTCCCAGCACCAAGGGGGATGCTGAAGCAATATCCGCACCCTTCACCCACCGTGTCTGGGCAGCGTGTTGCATGATGTTGTTGTCATCGATAGTGATACCGCTGTTCTCAAAAGTCTTACCAGCGGTGCCGCTGAACCTAGCGATGCCGTTGTCTGTCGAGCTGGTAGGCAGCGTGAGATGCGAACCGGTATTGGGCGTAACGTACTCGAAAGCAGTTTTACCGCTATTCAAGGCCAACACATCACCGGCGGTGCCATCCTCACCAGCGTTGGGGATTTCCGGGTCAGTGAGGGNGGTGTCCGCGATCTTGATCTTGAAGGAGCGATCCAACTCTTCCTGAAGCTGGATATCCATCATGGCAAAGAGATCGAGCTGAGCCTCTAAGACATCAGCGAAGTATCCCCCCTGGTTCTCTAAGTCTGTCTGCTGCTCATGAGTGAGCAACCGTTTCATGATCACGCTCTCTCCTGTGGGGAGAGGGGTTACCTCATCTTCGGGGTAAGTGATAGAGCCAGTGCCAGGGAAGGTGGTGACGACGACAGCATAAGCGCTCGCGCCCGTACCCTCAGGCAACACCGTCTCGACGCCATCAGCATCAACATGAGTGACCTCAAGATCGTCGGACGCTGGAAGCACGATAGGGCTGAACGAGAAAGTTGTTGCTACATCGTTGCCGTTCGCGGTGACTTTAGCCGTAGCCGTTTCTACTGTCATGTCTTTCTCCTGATGAGATCACGTGATCCCAGGTGAGTATAACCTATTCAATGATCCCAGGTATAGGGGAACTTTGCTGGCGGAAGAACAGCTTCTTGAACTTGTCGAAGCCGGTTTCCGCTGGTGATACTAAGCCACCCACCGACTTATCCTCAGGTACTCCAGGCTGGTCTTCAGTGAGGAGACGTACCTCATCTTCCGCACCTAACAGCCCAGCAGCCCAAGCGTAAGCGTGGAGACGAATAGCGCTCTGAGAGGCCACCGCAGGGTCTTCGACGTTTTTCATAAGCTCTTTCAAGAGGCCCCACCGTTCTCCATTAGGTACGAGAGGAGCGCCGCTGAGAGCGTCTACTAACATCTGCCTTATACCCTTCCTGGGCATACGTTCAATGAGGTCCACAGCCAGTTGAGAGCCCCTGGTGCGGGCGATCAGAGATGACGCCATATTACCAGAGGTGCCTACTAATTTTTGCCCGATATCTAACGCTTGACCACCAGCTTCCGCACCACCAAGCCTGAGGGCGAAGTTGAAGAACATACTTGGCGTCGTTGTGATCTCCTCGCCGGTAACTTGGCCCGCAATAGCAGCCCGTAGATTTTGTTCAAGCTTGCCTATCTGAGCTATGACGTTGCTATCTTCAGGAGCCAGAAGACCTCGCGTCACCATATACTCCCTGATGGACATCAACCCAGGTTTGATGGGAGCATTCAAAACGTGTAGTAGCACATCCAGATCGATAGCCCCGTCGCTACGAGTAGCTGATCCAAATATTGTTTCCCAGATACTAAGCCTCAACCCGTCTTCAGCATCTAGGCCACCAGTCGAACCTCTAGCTAGGTTCAGAGCTTCGTCAAGTTTAGCTATAGGTGTCTTGCCCCCCATAACCCCACGGATATATTCAGGAGCGCTCTCTGTGCCTAAAAGCCCCCCAATAATACCTTTCCCATCATCCAGAGCTTTCTTGTTGCCGGT